CCTGGCACTAAAAGACAAAATTATGAAGCAAACTACATTATACAAAAGATTAAGAAAAATTTCCGTGCCTGCTACTTCTGTAGCTGCTCGCATTGTTCGTTATTTGTGCGGAGAACGCAGTTATACAACTTTGGGTTACGTTGATGATAAAAAATTAATTCGTCCCTGTTATGCTGCCGGTCGTGGTAGATATATTCACAACGCGGATCATACTTCCGAGGTTTGCGCCTTACTTGATAGATTAGGCGTGAAATATGAGAAAGGAAACGACGCGCCGCGCGGTGGTCTAACTGGTAATTATATTCGTATAATTACAAAAATAGTGGAGGGCTAAAAATGAAAGTAAATAATTTATATCGTTTACAGTTGCGAGTAAATAAGCGTTTTTTTTCTTTACTTAATAAGTACGAGAAAATCGTTAATATCGTTTTGATTTCGCTAAGTATATATACAATATATTTCATATACATGTACGCTTAACAGGGCGGGCGGTCCCTTATAAACCGCCTAATAAATAAACAGAATAAAAAACATTCAGGCGGTAGCCTGAAATAAAAAAACAAAATTATGGAAACATATTTTAAAAACATTGCATCTATTAAAGAGATTAACGCACGCAAAACAGCCCTAACCGCTTATATCGCACATAAACAGGACACACCCGCTTTATATGTTGGAACTTATGCAAAGTATAACGCGGGAGATCTTGCGGGGGCTTGGATAGATCTTCAGGCTTGCGAGGATAAGGAAACCTTTTTTAATGTTTGCCGTGCCTTGCATGGAGATGAGGACTACCCGGAATTAATGTTTCAGGACTTCCGCAGATTTCCGAAAGAACTTTATTCAGAGTGTGGCGGGGTTGATGACCTTTACACTTATATAGAGGCGTATAAAAGTTGTGGAAATCCTGAAGTATTGGATGCTTTTTTGTCGATAAATGATATAGACACCCTTTGTAATTTTGAGGAATCATTTGAGGGGGAGTTTGACACACCTGTGGATTTTGCTTATTATATCGTAGATGTAAATAACATCTTAGAAAATGCAGGTGAATTGGCTAACTATTTCGATTATGAAGCCTACGCCCGCGACCTTTTTATAACATCTTACGATTTTAAAGACGGTTACGTTTTTAGAAAGCAAGGATAATTTTATAATATCGTGGAGCTTTTAGCTCCACACAAAACAAAAAAGAATATGGAAACAAAGAATTTAATTAACGCTATTAATATAGATAATATTTATAATCGTGCACAAATATTTTTCCGTGTCGAGCGTTTCGCCCGTGCTGCCTGGGGTGGGTTAAATACAGAAATCAATGAGAAGACCGGAACGCTTACCCTATTGAAGGGATCTTATATCCTTTCACGTGTAGCGAGTTTTGAAATACTCGCTAATCAAGAAGGGGATAACATCTATTTACAGGCGGGGGAAGGTTCGCCCTTCTCCTCTGCCTGGGTCGTACGAGGAGATGAAGAAGGGGCGGACGTTATGAATGACTGCCCAGCCTGGAAAGCTGCCGAGGCGGCCGCCTGTAAAAATGAAACAAAATCTTTCGATAACTTACAGGTGGGTGACTTCTTGCACGGCTGGGCGGGCTGGTCTTCTAAAAATGGTTCAGTATCTGAATATATGGAGGACTTCGCAAGTATAGAAGAAGATTCGGACGGCGTTAATTTTTACCCCAATTTAATGCGTATTGATAAGATCGTGGAAATGACGGATAAAGAACTTTCCGCCCTTTCTTTCTGGAAATTTAACGGCGGTGTTGACGGTGGCAGCTTCTCGGACGATGCGCCCGCGGTTGGTTTTTCCGCTCTGTCTTGGTCTCAGAAACATAGTTTTATTGATTCCGTTTGTCTTATTCGCACCCCTACGCGCTGGGTTGCTGTTGATCCTCAGGGTTACACATATAGCCGTTACGTTTATTTTCCGCTTTCTTGGCGTGTATTATTTGCTGATTCTTATTCTCAGGCTAAGACTATCAGAGAGGAAAGAAAGCGCAAGGAGCAGGAGGAAAAGGAGGCAAGAGATAAGGCACAGCGTGAAGAATACGCAGCCCGTGCAGCCCGTGCCGTTGCGCTAATGGAAAAAGCAAAAGCAAAAGTATATAAAGAGGATGAAAAGCGTACGGAAGTACGATTAACAAGTAACTTAAGGCGTTATTTATCCGTTTGTTTCCCTGAAGTTAAATTTGAAATTAAAAAAAGTAGTTGGGGGTATTTTACCCGTACTATTAGATGGGCGGGCGGTCCAACAGAAAAAGAGGTTAACGAGGTCTTAGAAGTTATGAAGGGGGATCACTGGGCACCAGAAGAAGGGTATAACCCAGGTGAAGAACGTCGCTACCTTAGTAATGATTTTACAGATCGTTACGAGTTCTTAATTCATTGGATATTATACCGCGATTAATTCGGTATTGTTTCTTTATCTCATAATCTTTGCGGGGCTGGTTTCAGCCTCGCACGAAATAAAAAAAATATGCTAAAGGTTCTTTTATATATAGTTTTAACATTGGTTGCGCTTGCGGTGGTTTACTTTGGTGGTCTGGTATTGTTTGCGCTCGCTTGTTTCGTCGTTCCTGTTGTTGGTGGTCGTATGTTTGATCATGAATAACCCGCCCTTTTCGTCTGCTTTTTTTTGCTTTATTTGTGGCTAATCTGGGCGGGGTCTGTCTTGTTTCTTTTAGTTCAAAAAGTCCAAATGTCCAGATATGCTATATATAGGGCTTTTGAAAATTTGGAAAATATTTAGAAAATTACAGGGCTTTTGCTTGCCCTGATTATAAAAAATAATTTATGGAAGATTTTAAAAACGTTGTTGAGATAAAAAATAAATTTATTTGTGCTCAGGTCTTTGAGCGTGTGGAACGCTTTACCCGTGTTGTATTTGAACTTTTCAAGGTTGAAACCGATTTTAAAGCGGGGTGCGTGTCTGTTGTTCGTGGTGAAGCTTTTAAAAAGACTTTAGCGATATATGATATTATGACAGATAACACGGGCGCAAATATAGAACTTCGTCTTAAGTCTGGGAATAAAAAAAAAATTAAGCCTGTTTTCACGGTAGAAGATGGCAGTGGGAAAAGTTCCGATATAATGACCCTTTGCCCTTACTGGTTAACTGCTGAAAAAATGGCTAAGAAGTTAACCGTTGAAGTGCCTTTTAATCATTGGAAAGAGGGCAGCTTTATTTTGGGTTGGCCTGGTTCAGTCTGCAAACTCTCTTCTATCCTCGATTATGTCAAGAGCTTTTTAAGGACTGATTCTGATGGGTCTGTTATGGACTTTAAGCCGCGTTTGCTTCATATTGAGAAAGTCGTAAATATGACGGATGAGGAGTTAACCGCCTTGAATATTCACGACTATACAGGCGGTTTTAAAGGTGGCAGCTTCTCGGAGGACATCGGAGAAGAAAGTATTTATAACTTATCGTGGCCACACAAACATTCTTTTATACAGCGTGTTTGCTTGATACGTACGCCTTCGCGGTGGGTTGCGATAGATCCACAAGGTTACGATTATACAAGATATGTTTATTTCCCGCTGTCGTGGTGCGACATGTTCGCAGATGTCGTTCTGTGTGCTAAAGAGGAAATAAAAGAGGCTGCAAAGCTTAAGAAACGAGAAGAAGCAAAGCAGCAGCAACGACAAAAAAGGGCTTATACCTTGCGCACGAAAAAAGCGGTTAAGATGATGGAGACTTTAGGCGTACAGCCTTTGCGAAAGGGGCAACGAATCACAGAGAACCACCTGACGGAGAATTTAAGGGCGTTTCTTTCGGCTTGCTTTCCTGAGGCTACTTTTGACATTCGGAATACTTATACGGCTTTTGATCGTGATATAGTGTGGAGTGGTAGCCCTGACAGATTAGACGTTTCTGAGGCCGTGGCAGTGATGCAGGGAGATGCCTGGGAATGTCGTTCGGCTGAGGACGGACAGACCTACACAATTATGATAGATAACGATTTTACGCGAAAGTATGGAAAATTGGGTATTTGTCGTTTCTTTGATGAGGTTTAGCCCTTTTAAATTCTCAGTGTAAAATGATTAATTTTCATAACTTTCTATATTAAGTTAGCGGGGTTTAGGTTTGGAAAATTATTAGATTAATCTATATATTTCTAAGATACTCTTATATAGGACCTCTGAAAAATTGGAAAAATCGTGGAGATTTTCTGACCTACTGCCCGTTTCTTTTTAGAAATTAGAAATTAGTTTTTTGAGAGAGTCAAATGTCAAATAAGAAAACGTTTTTCATTATTAGAAATAGGTAGGTTCCTGACTATATGAATAATCTTTGAAAAGGATGTGCGTGCAATGATTTTTGTTTATTTCAATATAAAGGAGGTTGAGACAATTCCTATATATAGGACCTCTGAAAAATTGGAAAACTTTTTAGATTTTTGCTTGGCATTCCCTTCTTGAAAATTGAAAATGGTATTTATACCTTTTATAGTAATCGAAAACGATAAGTTACTATGAGTACAAAAATGATACTTGTTAAGTCTGACCACGTTACAGAGGTTCTAAAAAGTGGTAACGAAGATGCAATCGTGCAGATGTTGGTTATAAAGCACAAAGCACTTGCAAACGCTATTACGAACGCTGACTTTTACAAGAGCGTAGGTAATAAAGAATTTGCAGCAACAGAGCAGCAAAGAGCTGATAGACTTAGAAGAGATATTGAAAGATTAAGCAAGTAATAACAATTAAAAACTATAAGTTAATAATATTAGTTTTTTGCGTGCTCATAGCGAGCATTTGATGAAAGGAGAACTCATAACGCTTATATAAGGCGTAACAATATTTAGATTTCATTTTTCATAGTTTTTGTTTTTAGCCGTGTGGATTTTGTCCCACGGCTTTTTTAATTATTTCTGGAGAGGATATTAACGAGGATAACAAAAAGGGCGACCCTACCACCGGAGGCGGTGGTGGTACTGAAGGAGGAACACCAGTGCCAGGGAATACGATTGAGGGCTAAAAGCTTGCTACAAGCTTTATCGTAGTCCTGTAGTCTGTTTCGTGTTCTCCTTCTTGCTATGCTTATTCTCTTTTATTACGGGGCTGATACATAAGGTATCGGTTCCGTTTTTTCTTATATAATGGTGTCTGTTTCTTAGTGTTTAGATAAAAGTTTTATTTTTAGTGAAAATATTAACTTAAAAGTTTGGAGCGTACATTTATTTTGCTTACCTTTGCATCAGTTAATAAACAACTAATATTTAATAGTCGAGCTGCGCTTGACACAACAGAAAGTAAAATGAAAATCGAGTTAAATTCATCAATTTGTCCTTTGGTTGATTTTTCAACCTATGAGACGCCTCTATCTGCATCTTTTTTTGAAGACTATGGTCGTGATTACATAGGTGAGTTTGAAACAGTTAGCGTTAATCAGGACGATGTTGACGTTGTGATTATGGAGAAAGTTGCTGCTGTTATGCAGGACGAGATAGCACCTATGTTGGTTGATTATGGTGTAAAGTCAATCAATATTGGTGAGCTTTGTAAACCTAAGGAATATAATTTTAGACATGATAGTTTTGATTTTTCGGTTGAAATGAAAGAAGACTGGAAGGTATGTGCTATCACTTTCTTAGAAAAGAATCTACAGAATAAAAAACTGTGTAATTATATACAGGAAAATTGGGTGTCTCGTTCTGGATTTTGGTCTTTAATGCCTGAGAGTATAGAGAGCCTCGTGTCAACTTTAAAAGGTCATGATACACGTTATACGGATGATTATCTACTCGGTGCCTATCTTACTTTGGTAGGGTTAGAAACAGACGTTCTGATGCCTTGTCAAGTGTTTGAAGATATGGTCTTTGATGAGATTACTGAAAATACTTATTTAACGGTTCCTTATTGCTATATTCCTGATGATTGGATGGAACTTTATGACGATGATGCTGCTGTCGACGAACTTTATTATAACTTGTTGGATAAGATTGGTCATGTTTGGCGTGGAATGAATGCAATTTATGATACACAGAGTTGTGAATCTTATGATTGCAATGACAATGCTTCACGTATGATTGCGTGGGCAATGAAAAATAACATAAGTGTGGAAGACGCACAGGATATTGCTGCTGGGCGTAAGGTTTATGAATATGGAATGTTGATGTATGCTTAAAGAATATGATTTTAGATATTCTGTTCACGAGGTGGACGGAAAATCATTTGAACTAATAGAATGTAAGACTTGGCCACGCTTGAATGTTCAAGTGCTGGACACTACTCCTGAACGATTTGCTGAAGACGTGGCAGCCGTTAAAGCTCGTTCCATGTGTGGATATACAGAGGAGGATAAAACCTTTATCTTAAAACATGCTGGAGGGGAGGGCAACGGAGAACTTAAACAGAGTAATCTGGATGAAATCTATGACGGAATGGTTGAGATAATGAAAGCTGCTGTAAAATGGTGGCAGCTGAACCGCCTGAAATTAAGAAATTCAAAAACGGCTTTTTGGTCGGACGTGGCAAAATAAGTTTTATTAAGTTTATAGAATATCATAAATAGCTGACCTAACGGTTTGACGGGGAAAGTATATGAGAGACTACACTTCATTTATCGGTACCAATGGCAGAGAGGTTTGTCGTATGTCTGGTACTCCAAAGAATATTGCAGCCTTTGAAAAGAGAGCAGAGAACGCAGAGGTTGTGGCAATCGGACGTTATTTTTCATCTTCGTCTATTTGGCCAGAAGATGTTATTTATTTGAGGAAAGTAGACGGTCGTTGGCAGTCGGGACTGAAAAAAGGATATAAAGGGTATTTCCTTTATTATCTTAAACCATTGAAAATTAATTTTTCTTTGGTTCGTGAAGAGATTTCTGAGGAGGAAGGTAATAGGGCTATCAAGGACGCTGCTCCTGAGTTGATGGAGAGTGCTGCTAAGGTTATAGCCTGGTGCGATAAGAAAGACGAGACGGACGAAGATGGTCGTTATTGGTTGTCTGCTTATCAAGGTGCAGGTGTCTATCGTCTCATAGTTGCTGATGGTAAGATACGTGGTGCAATTTATGGAGGATTCCATGACTGTCGTAAAACTCCTCGTGTGTCTGTTTTTGGTGACTTGATTTTTAAGGAAGCCTTGAAGTTAGCCGTTGAGAAAGAACTTGGTACGTCTGACTTTCATCTTCTGAAAGCTGATGGTAGTGGTACCTATTTTTTCTTGCGCAATCAAGAAGATAGTATTTATCTTGAGACGAAAGAGTATGACGTTCCAATGGCAGATGGTACGGGGTGGCATCATAATATTGAAATACAACCATCACTAATATAGTGTGAGAAAATAATTGGAAAATATTTAAAAAATAAATAGCTGGCCTATCTGGCTTTACGGGGAATGGAAAATGAAAAGATACACATTTAATGTTACCTTATCGAATGGAAACGAGATTCACGTTACTTCGGTTGGTAAGGATAAAGAGGATGCTATAGAGCGGTTTATGTCGCTGCCAAAAACTATTGAGTTTATTGGTAAGGCTACTGTTACGGCTGCTCGCCTTGTGAAAGAGGAGGATATCACGTTATCAGCCTTTAATCGTTTCGTTCTACAGAGTAGTAAAGACGAAGGTTGGTGGGTTGTAGGTGATCCAGAAGGAACTTTTGTTGTTCGTTTCAAGGAGGGTGAGTTTAACGAGACTCGAGAGATAACTTACTTACGAGATAGTCCTATGGACGCACTGGATGAAGCACGTGTGTTGCGTGAAATACCAGAGTGGTTGCAGGCTTATCATTCGGAGGTGCTTTAGAAAATATTAAAAAAAAATACGCTATGGATGTTTATTGTGTACAAGAAACAATAGGTGGATGGAAACAAACGCCTATGTTTGAGGGGACGTTTGACGAGTGTCAGGATTTTCTTGAGACTAATTGCGATTGTAGTCGTTCTTCATTTGCGATAATAAATAAGGAGGTTCTTAAAGTAGATTATTTATAAACATAAAAGCTTAGCTATCGGCATGACGGGCAAAATGTATGACGGCAAAAGAGTTTGATTATGTTCTGTCTTTATTAGATACAACAATACGTATTGAAAATAATGTAGATATAGAAGATGAACTTAACGAAAATTGTTGTAAGACTGTTTCTGTACTTTTGAAAAATGGTACTTCGATTTGTGGTGTTCGATATCACATGATTCAAAAATGTTCTTACTTATTTCGTACAGAAACACTTGTCTTTGTTGATAATGACAAATGCTCTAATATTATTTCTCTTGATGATATATCAGGAATTAGTTTTGATAAAACTTTAAAACGTTAATAAAAAGAAATAGCTGGGCTATCGGCGTGACGGGCAAAATGTATGGATAATAATAATAAAGAGAATAAAAAATTGACAGCATTGCCTGTTTGGATGCCTAATGCTTGTCCGAAGTTTAACGACAATATGCAGGCAAATTCGCCCTTTATCGTTACGCGTGAGATGACACGTACGGATTTAGGATTGAGTATTATCGGAACGAGATACCCTCGTGTGGTTGCACGGTATGTCTCATTTCCTACGCAGCGTGGTATTACACGAGTACGGAAAGACGGTACTACTACGCAGGCGCAAATTGCTGAGGAAGGTCGACGGTCTTATCTTGATGGTCGTGCTTTGGCTATTGAGAATGGACGTGAGGCTGCAAAGCGGGGTATAACCGTAAAGGAGTATATCGAGGACATTCTTGGTCGAGTTTATGACGAGGAATATGATGAACCACGTCCTGTTGCAAAGGTGCCAGGATTAAACGCTTACCTTGAATTACGTGGATGTATGGATGACTTAAAAGGTAAAGACGTTGACTGGGCGAGCGTTCTTCATCAGCTTGAATTGATGGCTGAATGGGCACAGAACATTTGGATACATAGGGATCGTAAGTATCGCGCTTCACGTCTTGAAGACCTTCAGCCGCTTGAGGAATGGGAAGAGGAGTATTATCCGGCCGTTTCGCCTACGCTCTATCCTAAGCGTGGTATTGGTTTGACCTATGTGGATTATTCGCGTCGTCCTGAACTCTTACACGTGAGAACATCACGTGATACAGGTATTACGAAAGAACGCATTGCAGAGATTAAGGCGGTACGTCAGCACAGGGCTGATATGAACGCTATGGGCTTTAAGGAGTAAAGGAATGGGGATAGGTCTCAGCTTTATACTGCTACTCTTCCCCTACCCTCCCCTTGACAGTAAAGCAAAGATGCGGGGCATAAATCCCTATTATAATAAAAGGGCAAGACCAAATCCGTCCTTGATTGATAGTAAAGACTCTCTGAATGATACTTCCTCATACAGCACTGTCTATGCTTGTTACACCGATAGATGTCATTTGCCCTTCATCTTGATTGTAAATCCTTTCCAATTTGTAATAAATTGGAAAGAATTTGAGTTTTCCCTACTCCTGATCCTGCCGCTGCCGTCCTTTCTGAACTCTTCGTAAAGGATATTCTTAAGTTTTCATCTTCTTACATAAAAAATAAATATGTTAAATATAAAAATATTTTCGTACATACGTACTTTCGTACTTTTCTTTATATAAAAATAATAAACATATTATATTGCTTTCTAAAAAGCAAGTTTATTAATTAACTCGTTATTAATATATTATTATACAAATCTATTAAACTAATCATTTATGAAAAAGGTTATTTATTTTGCAGTATTGGTAGTTGTATTACTATCTGCTTGCAGTAGTGAGAGTGATTCGCCCATTGAAGTGCCTGTTACACAGCAGAAAACGATTACTTTCTTGTGTAATGGTTTTACGCAAAGAACGGAGAATATGGCTAAGAAAGTCGTAACTCGTGCCTCTGAAACAACGTCCTTGACGGCAGATGGTATAGGTATGACCGACCTGTGGTTGTTCGATTATGTAGGAGGAGAACTGAAACAAACGATACATCAGGTTGCTACTGATGAAGACTTTGGTAAGCCTTCTGTTAAGCTTGACTATTGTCAGCATGTCATTCGCATTGTTGCTTCTCGTGGAACTCACCCTACTCTATCGTCTGATGTTATCACATGGGAGAAGGCAAGTGACACCTTTGCTAAAGAGGTTTATGTGAGTGTTGCTTCAGGAATGGAAACTGTACAGCGTATTACACTGGAACGTGTTGCCACACGTTTGAATGTTAAAATTACGGATGTTGTATCCCTGTCAGCTGTTACCTTGGACTTAGAGCTTGCGACATGGTATAAGTCACTTAGTGTTCCTTCGCTCTTTGCAGTTAATGATAATGTGACACATTATAGCATTAATATTAAGAAATTCGTAGGCACAAAGGATGCTTCCTTGGTGGTATATTCGTTATCACCTTCAGCAGAAGTGTGGAGTACGAATGTAACATTGGTGGCTAAAGACGAAAACGGGAAGGTGCTTTCACAAATCGTTGTGCCTTCTGTACAGATGAAAATGAACCGTACAACAGTCCTTTCTGGCGAACTGTTTGGGAAAAGTAACCAGATGGCTTTTACTTTTAACACACAATGGAACGAAGATTATGCACAGAATTTCTGATTATTTATACTTTAAGACTTGCTGTCGAGTGTTTTGCTCGACAGCTGTAGCCGCGTTCCTTCTCTTTGGATGTGAAAAGCCTTATACCGATTTAGAGACTTCGACTAAACATAATTCGAGCCATATTGGCGACAAAAAGGGAACAGATAGCTTAAATACACAGCGTGAAATGTTCTTGTTTAAGAATGATACTGCCTCTTTTTATGTTGCCAGTTTGGAACTCTATCCGCTTCAATATGATGATATAAGCAGATTATATCAATCTATATGCAGGCGTATTTTACCTTACCGATTACCAACAAAGAGCGAAGCTTTACTCTTACGTCGTCATACTTTGCCTAATGGATGGTGGGGTGGGAAGCGTTGTCTATGTGTTGATAACATTGGAGATAGGGGATATGAAACGCAGACTTTCTACTCTTTTCGGTGGGGTGGAGGTGCTGTTACACCTATCGGAACACGCACACAATACGCTATTAAACCTATTCGTACACAACGCTTTACATCGAAAGAGCGAAGTCACGCGATAGATATAAACGAAAAATGGAAACATAATTATTATATAAACTTTTAATCAAGTATTTTAGTACGTAGATATTTTAGTACGAAAGTATTTTTATAAAAATAAAACATTCTATTAAATTATATTTTTTACTATAAATAAAACTTTTAAGTAAAATAGTTTGGTAGTATTGACAAAATATAGTATTTTTGCAAGTGATATATTCACAGTGCTTCTTGTAGAACGAATTGAAAATAAAATATGGGTAAACTTAAAGAAGTGTTGGCGTTTGTCAACAACAAGGGTGGAGTAGGGAAGACTACTACCGTCCAGAGTGTAGCCGCAGGCATTCTGCGTCTGAATAAGAAGGCTAAAGTCTTGTGTATTGACCTCGACCCACAAGGTAACATGTCGTTCCTAATGGGATGGGAGAAGGTAAAGGCAGACTATTCTCCTGCTCTTACCGTGGCAGATGCCTTACGTGATGGCAGTAATAACTATTTACCAGTCTACAAGAAGAGTGACCGCTGGTATTACGTGCCTGCCTCTTCACTGTTGAATAGTATAGACCCTGATTTACATCGTCAGATGCAATCAAAGTTGGTTCTGTGCCAGCTTTTCGGTAATGAGTTTACAGATATGTCTGGTGACTTTAAGGACGGCACACGCTGGATTAGTGAGGCGTTCGACTATGTCCTGATAGATTGTGCTCCGTCGCTGTCAGAGCTCACTTATAATGCTCTTGGTGCTTCTACTGGCGTTATCATTCCTGTACAGTTAGAGGGTCTTTCAGTGAGTGGTATAGGTAAAATCCTTAAAGCTTGTAAGGATGTTCGCAAGATGTTGAACCCCGATCTTGAAGTGAGAGGTCTGTTACTTGCTATGGCAGACGAGCGCACCAACATGACAAAGGACATGGTGAAGTATCTCCGTGATACTTATGATGAGATTGTTTTTGATACTCGCATCCGTCGTTGTGTTAAGGTAGCCGAGGCACAACTTCAGTTACGCAACATCTTTGAGTATGCGCCTTATTGTACCGCAGGAATTGATTATGAGGCGTTTGTAAAAGAATTAAAGAAAACATATAAAGCATAAAGTTATGGGAAAAGATTACGGTAAGCGTTTGAAGGTTGGAGAGACACCTATGATTACGCAGACAGAGAATTATATGGAAAAAGAAGTCTTATCTACTGAGGGGAATGTTGCTAATGTTGCTACGCCTATAGTGGCACAGCCTATGGCTCCGATTGGTAACTATGCACAACGCCTTACAGGTCGTCAGCAAACAAAGGGTATTGTTATTGATATGCCCGTTGACATTTATCGTCGTTTGCGTGATGTAAAGGACTATCTTCCTGGTGAGACTTTGAAGTCTCTCGCTCTCCGAGCTGTTGTTGAGTTCGTTGAACGTAATAAAGTAAAATAGTTGCGTTGTTTTAGAAAACAATTGCTATGATTTAGAAAATAGTTGCGTTGTTTTAGAAAAACGAAAGGTATATATGATTATTCTTTTTATTCTGTATTCTACTAAGCTGATAATATGAATATTGAGTATATTAAGTATAAACGCACATAGAAACTATTTGTACAAAAGACTTTGGCGTATGTTTTTTCTAAAACAAGGCAACTGTTTTCTAAAACAAGG